ACACCGGCTTCGGTTAATTGATTTATATCCTCGGCAAATAATGTCCCTTGAACACGGGCCTTTCCATAGATCACGGCCAATTCGTTGAAATCCTTTCCGGTCGCCGATGCAACGTCACCAATTCGCCCCAATGTCGTCGTTAATCCATCAACCGGTTCGCCAAATGCTAACAACGCCTTTCCGGCCTGGTTAACCTGTTCCGGTGTGAATGGCGTTTTGATTGAAAATTGGTTCAAATCTTCGAATACTTGTTTCGCTTTTTCCGCCGATCCCAAAAATGTTTCCAATGAAATTTGAACGGTTTCATAATTCGAAACCGCTTCAATGGCGCCCTTTCCGAAATCAATCGCCGATGCGGCCAATGAAACGCCACCAAACGCCGCCGCCGCGCCCGTTAATGTTTTTTTCAATCCGGTCAATTGGGATTCGGCGCCCTTTGTCGCCGTTCCAATATTTCCTAATCCGGCTTTGACGGCCTCCAATTCACGACGCAATTGAGCCGTGTCCGCTTGAATTTTGAATAAAACGTTTTTAACCGCCATGATTTTTTATTTTATTTTTTCGAATGCTTCATTTCGTTCGTCGATAATTCGGAAATATGTTGAAACGGTTTGATAATATTCATCGGTCGAAAGGTTTTCCAATGCTTTCATTTCGGTGACTTTCGAATCACAAATTATTTGATTGACGAAATTGATTTGGTCAATATATCGCCCGATTTCAATCGTTGCAAAATTTGATTGAATCGTTCGTTTGACGGGGCGTTGGCTTTCAAATAAACGTGAATATCGTTGGCGGATAATTCCGAATATTTGGTTGTGAATGCGAACGCCCGTTCCAAAAAAAAATCCTTTGAACGGCCATTGGATTTGATTTTTTCGATTTTTTTCGCTTTCCAAACGTCGGAAAAATCGTTTTCATCCTCGCCATTTAAAACGAAATAACACGCGGCCAATTCAATCAATGTGTTTTCCTCGCCTATATATGTCAACCGGAATTCGATTTCAGTCAACAAATGGAACAATTCAACGATGTTCCCGTTGTTCGCCGCTTTTTTCATTGATTCGATGAACACGGTCATTGATTCATTGGTCATGTTCATTTCGGCGAATCGTGTCGCGATTTCGGCCGCGATTGCACGTCGCGCCGGAATGGTCATGATGTTGGTATATTGGAACCATTCGTCGCCATCATCATCGATGAAAACGCGTTCCAAAGGAATTTTGGATCCTGTTGTTGAAATCGATTTCGATTCCATTTCATGTTTTGGTTTTCGATTGAACAAATTCATTTTTTTGGTTTTTTGGTGTTTGCAATTTTTCCCGAACCTTGTTTGTTAACACTAACCTGGCAAATCGCATACGATGTCGATTTATCCTTTCCGGATGATTGAACCGATGAAACACATCGATTGAATTTCGCGCTGAAATGTTTTGTTTTTGGCATGGTTCGAATTTTTCGTTTGCCAAATTTAAAACTTATTTGAATGTTTTGATGAAATCATTGTGAAATGTCCAAATGTAATATCGAAAACAATCCAATAAGTGTGTCAATTTCGCGTCCTTACCTTTGTCAATGTCGCCATCCGGTGTTGTTTCGACGGCCTGTAAATCGTGAATCAAAAATTGACATGATGAATCAATGACCAGGTCGCCGTGTTTTTGCAACATCGAATTCAATAACACGCGTGAATTTTTAATCGATGGATTGACCGTTGGAACCTTGAACGCCGATTTTGGGATTTCAAGTTCATCACGAATGATTGTGTAATAATTCAACGCGCCTTTCGTCATGGCGGAACGATTCGCGCCGGATGCGTCACCGGTGACAATGAAAAACCTTTCGCCGAATTCGATTTTAATTGTTTCGCATAAATTGAAAATATCGGAATTCCGCAATCGAAATTCACGAAATATTCGAATCTTATTTCCATACGATTGACCGGCTATGCATGTGATTGGATCAACGTTGAAATCGAATGACAAAATGATTGGTTCGTTTGGATGAATTTCAACGTTTGGTTTGACGGTTTTGAATTTGTCAAATGCATAGGCAAATGGCCGTTGAACATCCACGACATCCCAATCGCCATTGACGAAAACCGCGCGTGTGACATCGTCCAAATTTTCCATCGCGGCCATGTATTCCGGCGGCAATGTTGGATTGTCAATCATCAACGCCCGTTTGTAAAAATAGGACGGTTTCAATTCGTCGTTGATGAATGGTTCGTGAAATTCCGTTTTCGTCCACGTTTGCGATGGATTGCATGTCATTAAAATTAATCGCGGCGGCGTTTTCAATGGTTCCGCCAATATGTGACGGCCAACGCGCAATTTGCATTTGTCAAACGTTTTTTTTTGTAGTTCCTGTGATTCCTCCAATAAAAAAAAATTCGTTTCCAATCCATCGAACCTGGTCAAATTTTTGTCCATGTTGTAATTTTCGGGAAAAAATTCCAACGTTGAACCATTCGTGAACGTGACGATGTGATCCGTTTGATGATATGATTGAATGAAATTTTTCGGGCAAAGTTTAAAAAACGTCGGAATGGTTGTTCGTTTCAATGATGGCAATGATTCACGAATCACATGTGATTTTGAATGTGGAAATACACGGGCCAACGCAATCAACGTCGCCAACGAAACAAATGATTTTCCGCCACCGGCCGCGCCTCCAAACAATAAACATTCATATCGAAACGAAAAAACCGCCTCCATGAATTCAAATTGTTTTTGATGTGGTTGAAACGCGATGTTCATGTTGTGAATAAAATTCCGCGCGTTTTGGTGTTCTTATTTATTTTGTCGATTTGTTCGGGGTTGTTGTCATAATGAACCGAAATGTTGAATCGTTCCATGAATTTCCATTTGTCCATTCCATTGGTAAAAACAACATGCGTTTTTGGGATGTTCAATTGTTGCGCGATTTCAAAAACACGATCGTTTTCATCCATCCGACGCGCCGTGATGATCCAAATTTCATTTCCGGCGTGTTGTTTATCAATTGCCAAATTTCGCCCTTTTACGTTGGATAAAACGCCATCGAAATCAAATGAAATTATCATTGTTTATTATTTTGAATGTTGAAAATGAATTCGTCAAATTTAGCCAATTCGATGTCCAATGAAAACGAAATACCGGATTTCAAATGAATCGTTGTTTTGTTTTCTGTTCCTCCATAAAAACATTGCAATTCATCCAATCGAAAACGAAATGGACATGATTCAATCGGATGTTCAATTCCCAAATCCTCGAAAACAATTTCGGATTCAATCAAAAAAAACGCATCACAAAAAACCAAATCGCCTTTTCGTTCAATCATATTTCCATTTTTTTACGTTCCATCAATTCCGAATATACATCAATCCAAAAATCGATGTTTTCATTATCCATTGGGATGTCGTTTTTCAATTTGAATCCATTCAATATTTCATCAATTTTTTTGTGAACGAAAAACATGGCCGAAACAACATCGCCATGTTTGTCAATCAATTGGTCAACAAAATCATTTTCCATCAATTAAATTCAATTACCTGGTCACCTATTTTAAAAACTTGCTTATCGCCCGAAATTTCAACATTCATGTTTTCGCCCCAATTCGCCGGATCAACATTTTTCAATGCAAAAATCACGGCCGTCGGATTCGGGCCAACATATCGTTTTTTTGTTTTGACGCGCTTTCCTGTCAATTGTCCGGTCATGGAAAAAATTTCGTCGATTTCGGTTTCCTCAACCCAATAACCAACAATCAATCGAATCAAACCATCCTCCGATTTTTCGCGAATTGATTCCTTTCCGATTTTGGCGTGTTTTTCCTTTGCCTTTTTATATCGCTCGGAAATCCATGAATCGCGATCCGACCAATTCCAAAACGTTCGAACCGTGATTCCATGTTCGCCACAACACGATTCGATTGTGACGTTTCCGGTTTCATAGGCCGAACAAATCAATTCGATTTTTTCGCGACGTTCGGCGTTGATTTCACTTTCCGTTTTTTGAACCTTTTTTGGCTTGGCCTGTTTCGGTTCGGTTTTCTTTTTAGTCATGTTCCATTTGTTTGGACATGGATGTCCCGTTGGCGTGTTTTACGATCGCCGAATCGTTTTGTTGTGCAAATATATCAAAACATTGATTGTTGAACGTAACGGCCATTTAAACGTTGAACATGTTGTTCGGCCTGTTCGCGAATTTTTCGGATGGCATTTTCACGCGATTTCAATGAATCAATCCAATCCATTATTTCATCCGGCGATTGGGCGACGAAATAACCTTTTGACGTCGCGACCAAACCAGGAACCAAATTGTTCAATCGAATGTATTGAATCATTTTCCGGATTCGTGATTCCTTGAATTCAATTCCAAAATGTGCTTTCAATCCAATGGCGATTTTATCAGCCGTGACAATGTTGGATTTTCCAACTTTCGTTTCAAATCGTTTGATTATGATGTTGACGACATATTGTTCCTCCGATGATATTTCAACGGTGAAATCTTCGAATCCGACTATCATGATTTTTTGAGTTTTTCCAATTGATCAATTAATTTTTGACGTTTTTCCGACCAACTATCAATCATTTTTTGGGTTGTTTTTTTTTGTTGTTCCAATGATTGAATCAAACGATCGGCGTGTTCAATTCCGTTTTGAATTGAATTTGATGTGTTGAATAAATTCATATATTTTTGTCAAATTGCGATTGAATGAAATCCGACTTTCGAATTTTCGCCCATTGGTTTTTGATGTTTTGTTTACGGATCTTTTCAAATATCATTTGCAATGATCCGGCCGTACCGGAATAAACCAAAACGATTTTTGAAATGTAAATGGCCAATGTTAAAATGGCAATTGTAATAATTGCAACCGTTGAAATTGGAATCGTCCAAATCAATGATATTTTTTCGATGATGTTTAATTTTTTCATGTGTTTAATTTATTAATAAAATGACAATGATTGATCCCGTCGCATAACCCAAACCCATACACATGGCGATTTTAAAACGTTCGGCGTTCGTTTTTGCTTCGATTTGATATTTGATAAACGGCAAACCTAAAAACGGGCCGACAAACGCCCAAAAAACCATTGGGATTGAATTTTTGTTTGCGACGGATCCAATGTAAAATGTTGCGGCGATTTCAATGACTAAACTTGAAATGAATAATATTAAAAATTTCATGCTTAAAATGGCAAATCGCCGGATTCGGATTCAATTGATTCCAAAAATGATTGTGGTTGTGATTCCTGTTGTTGAGGTTGATTTTTATTTAATCCGGATTCGGATTCACGATTTGAATCGCGTTCCAACGACGACATGATTTCGCATTTTTCGCCGATGATTTGAATCGATTTTTGTTTGATTCCGTTTTTGTCGGTGTATTCATCTATTTCAATTTCGCCAACGATCAAAATTTTCATTCCTTTTTTGATGTAATTTTCGGCGAATTCGGCCGAATAACGAAATTGAATAATTCGAAACCAGGTTGTTTTTTTTTCATCCTTTGATTTTTTGGTCACGGCGATGGAATATTTGGCCGTTTTGATTCCGTTTGTTGAGGTTGAAATTTCCGGATCCGATCCGACATTCCCGACGATTGTGATTTGGTTCATGATTTTACGATTTTGATGTTGTTGTTTGGTTGAATGATTGTTGGTTGTTCGACTATTAATTTATTTTGAATTAACCAGGATTCGAAATTGAATCCTAATGGATGAACGGCGCGATCCATAGGTTGACCGGATTCATCGGTTTGTTGGATTCCGTTTTCATCCATCGCCGGTTCAATTTTACATTCACGAATGAATTCTCGTTGCAAAAGCATCAAAACGGCCGAACCGAATTGAATTTGTTGTTGGTTTTTGTTCATTGTTTTGGTTTTGGTGTTTAAATTATTTTTGTCGAATCGATTTCCATGAAACCGTTGTTTTTTATTTGTCATTGTTTCAATTTTAGTGTTTCAATGATGTCGATGAAATCGATATTGTTGTTTTTTAGTTTTTCAAAATATTCACGAATTGCGATTTCACGCGATTTTGTTTGAACCATATCATTGAATTCAATGTGACGTTCGCCATTTTCGATTGTTTCGATTATTTTTCGCGCGTGTTGAACCTGGGACAATTTGTTGAACGATTTCGATTTCAATTCACCTTTAACAATTGGTTCGGCCCTCAAATAAATATCGCGTTTTTCGTTAATGGTCAACGCGATCAATCCCAATTCATTTTCCAATGTTTCAAAAACGGTTCGTGTCGAAATGGTTCCCCAATTGATTGAATGTTTTTCGTTGAACTCAATCCATTTTTTGACGATGCAATCATCCACAAATTGCCAAAACAATCGTTTTTTGGTTTCCGATGTTGGTTCGATTGGTTCGGTCAATTCATTTTTTTGTTGGTTGAATTCCTTTTGGGCCGAATTTTTCATTTTTTGATATGCGTTCATGACATCGGCAAAATAAACCGCGTTAAAATTTTGATAATGCGTCAAATCAACGTTTAATTTTTGCGCGGCCGCCATTCGAAACGCCAATTTCATTTCCTCGGTGTTGAATGATTTCATTTCCGATTTGATGAAATCAATCAAAACGGCCTTTTGTAGATCCGACGGCAAATTTTCCGCTTTCAATCCGATCAACGCAAAAATGTATCGCAATGATTGTTTGATTGGTTCAACGTCGTCCAAATCGCGAATTTTAATTCCTGTATTGGCGGCGACTAAAATTTCACGCGCGTTAAAACTCACGAATTGCATCGTCGAAATTTGGTTTTGAATTTCGATTTCCGTTTGTTGTTTGATGATTTGATTTTCCATTTGATTTGATTTTTAGCCAATTTTTGATTGTTAAATTTACGGATGTATATTTTGAAACCAACGGTTTGAAATTTTCCATTTGATCCAAAACGTCACAAATATTTTGAAACGATTCCAATGTCATGATTTTTTCGGATTGTTCAAAATTGATTTGTGTTTTCATTTTTTTGATATTCGGACAATTTTCATCGATGTAAATCATCAAATCGTTTTTTCGTTCATCAATATTAATATTATTAATATTGTTTAATGAAGATGAAGATGAAGATGAAGATGAAGATGAAGGGGTTGGATTTTGGTTGTTGGTTTGGTTAACCAAATTTTTAAGCAAATTTGAACCTTTCGATTTTTTTTCCATCAATTTCGGATTGCCACCTAATTGACCAACATCGCGTCGAATTTGGCGAATGCGTTCATCGTTGACCATTCGTTTTGAAAAATATCGGTTTTTTTCGTCTAACTTTAGTATTCCGAATTTCGTCAGTTCATCGAATGTTTTTTTGAACTTTTTTTGACTTAATCCGGTCAACTTTTGGATTCCTTTTGAATCCAAAACGTGTTCATTTATCATCAAAACACCTATTTCATCCGACAAAAACATGATCGATAATAAATCAATCCAAACGCCGCGTGTTTCATGTGAACACATTCGCAATGATGGATCCGTTAACCAATCAGCCGCGTAAAATTGAAACGCCGGTGAACGTTCGCGCGAATTTTTTTTGAACGTCATGATTGAATCGTTTTCATCAATTGGTTGAAACGTCCATCGCGAATTTTACGTTTTCCGGCGATCACATTATGAACGAACGTTCCGGAAAAATCCGGATGTTGTGCAACAAAATTACGCGTCGTTTTGAACCTGGTCAACAATTGAACGCGAATCATTTCGCGTTCATTGTCATTAATACATTCATCACAATTTGGTTTCGGCGTTGATTCAATCAATTCATTCAATTGATTCAATATGAATTCGGTTTTGCGTTCCGACAATCGGCCATTGATGGCGTTGGTCGCCGTGAAATAATTGAATTTCGTGATCCGACAAAAATTTTTGATGGATCCAAAATTTTCACGAATATGATATTGCGTCGAAAATAGTTTATTTTTTGCGCCAACCGGTGACGGGAATTTGGTTTCGGTTTTCATTCGTTTTCAGTTAAAAAATTCATTCGGTCATTTGCCGCCATCAAAATGGCCGGTTCGGTTTCATCAATCGTCAAATCGATTATTTCATCGCATGTCGTCGCGTTTTGGATGCGAATCAACATGTCAACATGTTTTTCATGTTTCGATTCATCAATCGCGTCAATTTGGGCCTTAATTTCAATTTTTCGTTTCGACATGGAATTTTTAAAATCCGGATTGCCTTGAAATTTTTCATTTGATTTCCAAATTTGAATCAATTCATCGATTGATTCGGCCGTCATTATTTTTGAAATGATTGGGCCAATTGGTTCATCAACCGGTTGAATCGTGATTTTATTTTCAACAACAACATGATCGACATCCATCGCGTTCATTTCCTCGCGTGTGTATGGCATTCCTCCCAATTCATCGGAAAAACACAATCGAAAACCTTGGGCCATTGCCACTTTTTTCGTCATTGTGATCGGTTTTTCTTTCCAAAATTTGGTCGGTTGACCGTCACGACGACGGCCAACGTATTCAATGAAATAAACGTCATGGATGAACGGATGTTCGAAATCCTTTCGGTGAATTTTAATCCTGGCCATCAACGTCGAATTTTCGATGTTTTTCCAATCAACGGTTCCGAATGTTTCAACATGCCATCCGGAAAGCAATCCCGAACGTTCGGCGCGTTTGATGTACGTTTCGAATCCAACAATGACCGAAAATTGATCGCCGTATTTTGACGCGTAAATTTCGCGCTTAAACGGATTTAATCCGAATGATTGGGCGATTTCAACGAATTGTTGGAATTCATTCGAATTTAGGTTGTTTCCCATTCCCATCGCGTTCAAATACGTTTGTAATTTTTCAACGTCGATTGGTGTTTGATTTGATTTTTGAATTGCTTTCATGATTGATTTGATTTGATTTTTGCAAATATAACTATTTTTAAATTCAAACAATAATTGTTTGATTATTTAGCCAATGAAATTTCAACGGTTGTTTTTGATGATTTGATTGGGGGATGGACATCAATCAATTCACCGGTGTCCGGAATGGCGATTTGCGTCGATTTTTTGATTGTTTTCAATGTGGTTTCGAATTCCTTTCGTTGATCAATTGCCAATTGTTCTTCATTTTTCAAATCATTCCACATTGGCGTTTGACTGAAATCATATTTCACGGCCGTTTCTTTGTGTTTGAATGTCACGCCGAATTTCGTCACGCCTGTTCGTGATTCCGGCCCGTACAAATCCAATTCATCAATGGCGCGTTCCCTCAATTGATTTTTGGCGTTTTCAATAACCTGGCTAATGAATTCCATTCGGGCCAAAATTGTCAAGGTGTCCACATGTCCATCGTCATTCACTTGAATGATCATGTTCGCCAATTCCGCCGCGCGTGTTTTGGTCATTTGTTGTTCGTCGTTTGCGATTTCCAATAAATTTTTCATAGTGTATTGATTTTTGAAATAATGATGTCGGATAAAATTCGACCGACATTTCCGAATTGTTTTTGTTGTAAATATTGAATGATTGATAAATTTTTAATCGTTCCCAATTTTATTTCGTTGATTGGTTTCCCGAATAAATTATCACGATTCATGTTCGTGATCAAAAAATTGATTTCCATTTGACCGACCATTCCAAACAACGATGAAAATGTTTTAATTTCGTTGTTCATGTTGGTCGTTTGGTTTCGACCTTGGTGTTTGATTCGGTCGATGTAATCATCGACCGTTTCGTTTTCCATGAAATCAATCACGATTCGAATTTTTGTTTGATAAATGAACACGCGTCAACCAGGGTTTCGAATTGTTGTGAAATCAAAATGTCGAATGTGAATCGATTTTCAACGATTGAAATCAAATGGCCGTTTTTTTCCCAAATTTCAATTTTGTCGTCGAACATTGGCATTTGTCGCGCGTCGATGGATCGTAAAAAGAAACGCAATTTTCGCAAATGATCCGGTTTCATTTCATAATTGTCAACGTCATTCAATGGTTGAATTTCGGATCCGGTTGTTTCCAAAACAACGGTCGTTTTTTTATCATCGGATTTGGCCGAAAAAACCAATTGTGAAACATTATTCGTCAATGAATGGATGTCGTATCCATGACCACGAAAATCGTTGATTCCATGTTCGGAAATGGTTTTCATGAAAAATTCGAACGATTGTTCCCAATTTTTCAAATCAACTTTAATTTTTGATTTTGGTGTTTTGATTGTGATTTTATACATGATTGATTGATTTGATTGATTTATTGAATTTGAATTAAAAATGATTCGATTTCGTCGCCAACCAAAATTGTGGCGTGTGCCGCGTCGTAATTCAACCCCCATTTCGACAAATTGTCGAACATGTTCCGGATCGGTTCATCGGAATAAAGTTCACGCGCAATGTTTCGCAAATATTCACGCGCGTCGTCCACGGTGTTAAAATGTTGCCAACAAACCAATTGGCCATAAATTGTTTTTGAGTGTTCCAAACGGAACGATTTGGCGGAATTATATTGATAAGGTGTCGCCGCGAATGTTTTGATCAATGCGTTCATTTTGATTTGATTTTATTTGATTGGTTTTTATTTAATTGATTTGATTTGAATCCATCGCCATCGATAGCCGAAAAACTTTAAAAATCCAACGAATTCGATACATTCGTTCAATGTCATTGGACGCGTTTTGTCCAATTCCGGATGATCAACCAATTCAAAAACAACTATGTGATTGAATTCGTTTTCCGGTTCGAATAACTTAATCGTTTTCGTTTTCCTCGTTTTCGTCGTTTTCATCGTCGTCGTCATTTATTGGTTCGCATCCATCGCCATCGCAATGGGAACATTCAACCTGGTATGATTGGCGTTCATCCGGATCAAAATCCCAATCGAATCCGGCGCCTTTGCATTGTGAACAAATTTCCTCCATGATATTAAAATTTATGATTTGATTTATTGGGCCGGATTTTCCGGCCCGTGATTTTTTAGATTGATTTTGCCATATTGTATAATGACCTAAATAATATTTGTGTAATATTATTATCGTAAAAATTGCCATTAATATAGGATCCGTCTGTTTTTCTTAATTCAACCCACATATCTAATTTGTTGCTAAAAATGTAAGTTGATTTTGTTTCCTTTATTTTATAAGCATTTCTAAGCGCGTTATTTAGGGCGATTTCTTGGGATGTAATTTGATTTTTCATGATTTCGTTTTTTTTAGTGATTGATTGGTTCACAAATGTAAAAACGTTTTTGATTCAAACAACATTCGTTTGATTTATTTTTTGATTTATTTTGTTGTTTCGATGTAAAACGCTGAAAATGAACATAAAAAAAACGCGTAACAAATGCCACGCGTTTTCAAATCAACCCTATGAACGGTTATTCGCAAAAATCAAATCCCCCAAATATATGAATTTATGCGTTCACCTTGCGTTCCATGATTGCCAAAAATACATGTGACAACGCCGCCATCGGAATGAACCACCAAAATGAAATCGAAATGGATGTTTTTGTGACAATAAAAACGGCCAACGCCACCCAAATGTTCATACAATACAAACAACCGCCCATTGGTTTATATAATACCTTTAACGGATTGCGTTCGTGTTTGATCCATGTTTCTAAAAATCGACCATAAAACGCGAATATTTGACCAGGTTGAATGATGAAATCAATGAACAATGAAATGGCCATTGTGAACGTCGCCATTGCCGTGATCCAAACAATCGTTGAATTTGTGTTGATTGTTGTGAAAAATGTCGCGGCCGCAAATCCGAACATCGCGCCAACAATTAACAAAATCGTGTTTTCAATTGGTTTTTTTGCTTTTTTCATTTTTTCAAATTAACATGATGGGATGATTCCGGAAACCTCAAACGAACACGCGCCGTCCTGTGTAGTCAAATAATAAAAACCATAACCCGAAAAACCAACATCAACCCTTATTTTGATGATTGTGTTTGAATTTTCATTGAATGTGAATGGCAATGTCAAATCCAAACCAAATGTTCCCGTTCCTATTATTGTCGTGAAACCGGTGTTGGAAAATATTTCGAATATATAATCGCCCGTATATGGCGCCAATATTCCAAAATTTATTTGGTCGTTTGGTAAAAAACAACCGATGTGTTTTGTGCAACCGCAATTCATGATTTCAATTTTTAAAATTTATATAATTTCAACACGTTGGTGTTGAACATGGATTCAAACAATAATATTCCAATGACATGTCGCGATCGCCCACCAAATCAAAATCAAACGCAATGAACGTCAAATTTTTATCAAATGGTTTTACAACGCCTTTTGGCGATTCCTCGGAAACAACCGCCATTGGATCAATCGTTGATTCAATTGGTTCGATTGATACATTGGCGAATGATGAATTTGAAATCAATCCGGCGTTCATGATTGCAAAACGAATTTTTTCCTCAAAACAAACCGGATCGGAATTTCTCAAACATGCAACGACGCGTAAATTGTAACGCATCCGATAAAAATTTTGAATCGACGCGAATTTTTTGGATGTGGATGTTTCGGAAAATTGGATTTTTCCATCGTTCCGCAATCGGATATAAAAATATCCATCGTCGCGATCATGGATTCCGGCGAACACATATTCATTTTGATTCAAATCGCGTTTCAACACGCGGCCGTCGTCGTCAATCTTTGCCAAATAAATGGCCGTTTTCATTTCTGGAACATTCGTTTTGATCGAATCAACAATGATTTGAATTTGGTCGTTTGTCATAAATTCGCGATTAATCGATCCAAATCCTCGTTGATTAATTCCGAAATATATATTTCGACCTCTGTTCGTTCGGCTTTGGACGGTTCAAAAATAATCTTTTTTCGTCGTTCCTCGTTTCCTTTTGCTTTGTCGAAATCTTTGTCGTTAATGATGGCCAAATAAACGTCGCCGCCATCCTCAACAACCTGGATTGAACCAATCAAATCGCCGGTGAATTGTAAATCGACATATCCCGTTTGAAATCCCAATTCCGAACGTGTTTTTTTCCATGATTTGGATTTGTAATTTCCAATTTTTGAACCGGATGTGGCTTTGCCGTCGTTGAAAATCCTTTGTTTCATTGATCCCTCCAACAACAAACCGCCTTGAACCAAATAATCCGTTTTTTTTCGGGAAATATCGGTCGCCAATGACGAAATTTTTCGGGCCAATTCATCCGGTGTCATTTGCTCAATTTTTTAATTCCCAATAATATCAAAACCAACAACATAAACAACACGATGAAAATCAAAAAATCACGCCAATTCAATTTGTCAACGTCATTTTCCGATTTCGTGATTGTTTGAATTACTTTTTCAATTCGGATTGTGTCGGATGGACATTTTGTGTCCACAAAAATCGAATCATTAACACGAACTAATTTCGTTTCAATTCGCGTTTTAATGTCCCGAATGAATATTGTGTCACGTCCATTGAATTGAACGATTGTATCGAACGATTTGGATTGTGTCACGATTTCGGTATCACGATAAACGGTTTCAATTTGTTGCATGAATGGGAAACGTTCGCGACATTTTTTTTTCGTGACGCATCCGGAAACCAAAACCAAAACAAAAATGATGAATGTCGATTTCATTTCATAAAATTATGATTTTAATTCAAACGACAATTCATTCACAAATTGAATCCAATGATCAAATGAATCGACCAGGTATTTAATTGAAATGAATGTCATGAATCCCAATGTCAAGGCAAAACAAACGCCATCAAAATTTTCGTGTTCATGTTTTGGTTCAATATGAACAGGCCATTGAATAAATTCCGACGTCATTCGATTGTCGCCGGATTCAATCGATTTCAAATCACATGGTTTAATTGTGTCGGAATCATATCGAACAACGGTTGTTTTTTTAACCTCAACATGTTTTGGTGTTGGTTCAATGGTCATTGTATCGCCAAATTCATTCACATGGAAATGAATCATTTTTCCATCAACAACGGAATTGAAATTTTCCGGTGTTTGTGGTTTCAATATAATTAATTTTTCAACCATTTTGTGATTGTGTTTTAGACATTCGGGCCCTAAAATACAAATTTCATCGCGATAATTTATCACGTTGATTATTGTGTCGCGCGTTCCATCATTTGTTTTCATTGTCATTCGATTTTGGTAAATATCCGGCCGCAATTAGGGCCGCAATAATTGACGCCAATGTTTCAACCGATATTTTTTTGAATATCAATAAAAAAACAGAAACCAAAATCATCAATGAACCAATGGTTTTTCGCCAATGCTTCAAAACAATATCAATGATTTTTTGGAATTTGTTTAATTGTCGCGCCATGTCGAATTTTACGAATTAACAATGATTCGGTTTTCGACAAATCGCCGGAAAACTTACGAATGAATCAACGTGTTGGTTTCGGTCGTTGAACCGGTCGCGACGTTGGCCGTTGTGTTGGCCTCGGTTTGGATGATCCACAATTACAACCTTTGAAAATAATGTCGTTTAATTTTATCATGATGTTTAAATGTCAAGGTAAACCATACACAAAACGCGATTGGTTGCATGTGATACAAATATCGTCCATCCTGGCAAATAATGACGGCAATGAATCAATGGATGTTTTAAATGTTGATTCATATTGTTTTTCAAATTCACCCAATAAAAATTCACATTTGGCCGAATCCAACAACGTCACCGAATTTAATCGGTCGGTCGTTAATGCTTCTTTTATAATTTCGATTCCTGTTCGATATAATATTGGAAAACGTATTTTTTGGGCCAATACACAACCAATTTCATCAACCGAACATTCGGCCGCCGCGTTCACAATTAATCCAAACGACGATGATGATGTTGATGAACCATTCCATCCGTTTCCAATTAAAAATTCGGATTTGTTTGTTGAACAATTACATGATCCCTTTACCTTGGATTTATTTGGATTGATGGCCGTGTTGTCCATGGTCACAAATATTTCCGATGTATTCGATAAATAATCAACGAAAATTTCGGCGTTTCCATTTGCATCCGTTTTAAATGGAAACGAAACAACATCAACGCCATCATTGATTTGAATTGAATGATCAAAAAACGATTGAACCATCCGGATTTTTATGGATTGAACACGAATTCGCAACATGCGCGAATCACGCGTTTGAATTCGGATTCCTTTATTAAATGGCGACGGGCCATCGGTTGTTGATGTGAATTCACCAATCTTCAATTCATCAACCAGGGATTTCATTCGAAAATAAGGTGACGCATATTTTGAAATATCATTCAAAACCAATTGTGTCGCAAAATCAATTTTTTGCATCAACAACGAAATTCCGGATGTTGTTCCGGAATCGGCAATATCGGCCGCGAACCTTAGATTGATTCCCTCCAAATCATCAACATACAATCCGGATTTCGGCGTTGTTGTGGAAACACATTTGATTCCAATAAAATTTTCAAAACAATTTGTCGCCATAACCGAACGGATCATTTTTGTAAATATTTCTATCTTTTATTCCAATTGATTTCAAAAAATCCGGAACCCAAAATGATGGACATGCTTTGTTCCCGAATTGATTGTGGCCCCCAATTAGAACATCCGGCGCGTAATCCAAAACCATTTTGATTATTTCTGTCAATGTCTTTATTTGTGAAACCGTCATTGTATTTTTCGGCGTTCCATCATGATCCAAACCGCCAACATAAACAACATGACGCGAAATCGAATTGATTCCTTTCACGCCATTTGTGATTTCCTTTGAATCAATCCACAAATCGCCATTATGTTCAACGAATCGATGTCGAATTCCGTCCAATAATATCATGTCGGAATATCCGACCTTTGTCCAACCGCGTCCATTTGGCGGCGGCGCCGTATGCCATTGAATGATTTGTTCCGGTGTGACCTTTTGGCCCTCACGCGTCGCCGTGCAATG